GCCGAGATGCTTAGCGATATATCGCCGCTTCATCCCCGTCTCCTTTAGCAGCGTCCAGACCATACCGGTCCTCTTGCGCTGCATGATACGCCGTGCTTCCCACTCTGGGCCAGATTGCTTCATTGGCTCCTCCTTACTCAAAGTCTTCAGCGAATGCCTCTCCCGACTGAATGCCAATCCACGTCATCGCGGCCTCCGCAATGCCTTCTTGAGCAGCAGCAAGATCTTCTCCGTGAAGGCCGAGCTTCTCAACAGCCTCTGAGGCTGACTGGGCCGCAAGGAATGCCTGCGACTCTGGCTCGGCGACATCAGTCTTGATTGCCATTAGGCGCTTAATAGCCTTCTGGAACTCCTGACCACCTAGAAGGTATAGTACTTCACTGCTCATAGGATGATACTACTTGGTCAGGTCGGCACCTGTCAAGGGCCTACCTGTGGAGCAAGACAAATGGTAGGACTTTCCATTCTTAAAGATAATCGGGCCAAGGCTCTTTACTGCCGCAATCTTCTCCCGGCGATCTTTGTTTGGGCATTTGGGGTGAGAGCAAGTGTTCGCTCCAATACCCCGCTTAATCATCTTTTCCATAAAATCTCCCTAAATACTCTATAATTTTTGGTCTCCAGGTTTTGCTGGACTCCGTCTTCATTCTATGATGAAAGCCGCAGATGGCAACAAGGTTCTCCTCAATTGAGGGCCCCCGCTTGCCAAACCCACTAGATACTACATGATCTAGCTCAACAGGACCTTTCGTCCCCGAGCCAAATTGTGTTCCGCACTCCTTAGGCATGCCAATCCTTGGGCCGATGCAGGTCTTGTCTCTTTTTATGACGGCACGGCGCAACTCAGGAGTGACGGGGTCTTTATGCGCCATTACTTCTTGCGCTTAGTCTTCTTGGCGGGCTTCTCTAGCGCGGGGGCCTCAAGCTCTGCTTTTGTTATCGGCTTAACGTTATTCGCCTTGATGATCTTGCACGGCAAGCAGAAGCACGGCTGGGGGTGGTAAAACTTGTCCGCCATTACTTCCCTTCTTTTGCCTCAACCGAGCGCATCACCCGGTTGGCATAAGAAACTCCGGCATCGCCGCCCCACAGGGCCCATGCAATTCTGCCAGCCGAAGGGAAGCCCTTCTGGCCAGGCTTGAATCCCTCGCCCTTCTTGTCGACAAGGTGTCGGGCAAGATAGGCGCGCATCTTGCGGACTCGCGCAACAGTCATTCGGTTTCCAATAAGCATTCGCGCCGTTAGCTGCCCAGGCCCAATGCCGCCGCGACCAAATTCCTTGCGCCAGTCAAGTCCGCGCTGGGCCTCTGCCTTAACGGCAGCAGGAACATCAAGATTAATTTTTCCATCTGCCTTGCTAATCTCAATCGACTTTTGGCTAAGTCCCGAAAGCCCGTCGCCGACTGCGCCAATGGTGCAGACAATTTCGTTGCCCTCTCTTGCAATGATTGAGGCAGCGTACTTCTTGTAGTGGTCGCCACTGCCAGCTGGGAATGTACTGAACATTGACTTTTCAATCTTGATTTCAAATTCCTCAAGGTCGGCAAGGATGCTCTTGGCAGCAGATTCCGGACGCGAGGATACAAGATACACTGGGTATTCGCCAGCAAGATCCTCAAGCGCATCGATCATCTCAAAATTGATCTCGCCGCTTTCCTCAAAGATGCCATCTGCGTCAGCAACAACAATCTTTCTGGCTAGCGACTTCTTAGTTTTTTGCGGATTCTGGTTAGGCCCCATTTGCGGTGCTGGCTTTGCGGCCTCTCCGCCGTTAGGCTGCGGCGCTATTCCATCTCCAGACGGCGGACCTTCGTGCGGCGGCTCTTCGGGCCGAATGGGTGTTCCGCCTTCACCTGGCGCATCTGGATCTGGCTCGTAGGTCTCCGGATCGCCAACCTTCTGCTTCAGGTAGATTTCGTAGAATTCAAGCGGCATGTACCCAAGCGGGCTTGGAAACCAAACCTGATCCCCAAGGTGGCCTACGCCCTCTTGGCCGCGCTCCTTAAGTGCGTCGTTTAGTCGCAACCATGGCAAGCCAGAAAGCGCCTGCTTGTAGTAATCACCCATGACCGCAGCTGAGGCGCGACCCATGTCCGTGTATGCAAATCGCAACGTTTTATCAAACGCCCAAACGACCTCTCTGGTCAAGTAGTCAGCAACGAGGTCCATCAAAGGAAGGATGCCATTGTCGGCAGTAAGCTGCGCGCCAACCTCAGCGCTTGAGCGGTTCACATCAAACGAGATTCCAATGTCTTGCGGCTGGACCCCAAACGCGGCGCAGATCTTTCGGGCAAGATAGATCTGCCATTCAAGGAATTGCATGTCGCGGTTTGACTGCGCCATTGGGATCCAGTTAACGCCCTTGCCGCCACCAATGATCGCAGTCTGGCTTTGCCCGGCGATCTCGGCATCCCAGTAGGCGCGGAACGCATCGACCTGATCAGGGCGAACCCCTTCGCCAAGGTTAATGATTCCGGGCGGAACTGCCTGATCAACCATGTTGGCGTTGTACTGCGCGGCCTTAAGGTCTGCCTCAATCGTTTCTGCGAGAACCTCAATTGGGGAAAGGCCAAGCGGGGAATACGTAACTGGGTTAGCAATGATGACAACCATCTCGTCATTCTTGTACTCCGCCACAACTTTTCCGGCGTCGTCGTACTCATAGTATCGAGGCGACTTTGGCTCACTCCCGTCCCAATTCTGCGCAAAAGCAATCCTGCCCGCATCTTTTGGCCACAGGTTCTTGATCGGGTTTACGTTTATCCCAACTCTTCGGCCAACCGTCAACTCCTTCTCAATGACGCCCTGGTCCAGGACAAGCAAGTCTTCAACGATTGGCTCAATGAACGATCGCCACGAATCCCCGCGCTCGTTTGGCGCCCTCAGGAATTCTCTAATTCGCTGAGTCACTTCATAGTTTTCGGTAACCCCAGCATCATGCGGAACAATGTCCCATCTCGCTCGGCTTACTTGACCACGGCGAAGGTTGATTGCCGCGCGAATCCACGGATTGGTCCTTGACCAACGGCGCAGCTGCTGAACGGACCGCTTTTGCAACTGGCTGTGTTGGCCAGCGCCTCGCGCATATGGCTGCGAATCAAAAGACGGGGCAAGGGACGATGGGGTGGACTTGGCTGCGGTAGCCAGTGATCGCCTCTTGTCCCATGGCATGTTTACCATATTTTCTTTTCTTTCCTTTTTGGTTTCATTGCTTGACGTACAGACATTACATCTAAGTCATTATTAACGATTTTTCTCGCTTCGTCCAGCGTATACGGAACAACTCTGATTCCGTCGATATAGCCAACTGGAGCAAACGATGGAAGCTTTGCCCACCAGTATGGTACCACAAAGCGACCGTTGGTAAATTCCATCTCTACGCTGTTCTCGAAATCAAGCCCCATCGCCGTCTTCGCCGTCCTCGGGCAGGTCATCGGTTTCCGACTCAATGACCTCCTCTATGTGCAGTTGGTATTTCCTTCTTTGCGGTACTGACATCCTAGTGGCTTGCAATATCCCGTAACAATCTGCGCAAACGTCGTATCTCTTCTGGCCCTTGGCCCTTGGCACTACTGGCTCTGGGCGAAGCTTTACTTCAAGGTGCGAAGAGCCAGCGTAGATTGTGCAAAGAGAGCATCGCGGATGGGCATGCTTGAGGGACTCGTAGCGCTCTACAATTGGGGCAATCTCTTTGGTGAGCTTTTTGATAGCAACGGAAACGCCCTCGACTTCGGCGACTGCGGCATTAATCTCATTGCAAAGTTTGCATTTGGCCATGGTAAAAGTATATACCAAATCCATGGACAATATACAAGTATTTGGGTATTATTGTGTTTAGGTATACAAAACTTAATACACTTGCGGTAAGATTCGATAAGAAATACAATGTGAAAAGCCCAGAAATGGGTTCGCAATATTGAGAAGTCTTGACTATACAAGTATTATATCTTCTAATATACAGCGGAGGTCATTTTGGACTTTAAGCTTTACACCAACGCACTAAAGGCATTTGAGAGCCCCTCTGGTGACCACTATGTCACCGGAACGACTTCGTCCACTATTAAGGACCGCCACGGCGACTCAATGACCATGAACGCCCTAAAGTCCATGGAGGAGACCGCCAAGCAGAACCTTACCGTCTTCCTCAACCATAACTACGAGGTCCCGCAAGACCTTTTCGGCTCCGTCCAGGATGCCCGCATTGTTAAGCGCTGGGACCAGGAGACCGGGCAGGAAGTTTATGACCTTGATATTGACATCCGTGTCGTGAGCGAGGATGAAAACCCACTTGCCATGAAGACGTACCGTGCCATTAAGCGCGGCGTTAAGCTTGGGATATCGATTGGCGCTAGAGTTGCCAAGGTTCAGAAAGAAAAGGACGCTATGGGCGAGGATACCTATGTCATTGACGAGGTCAGCCTGCTTGAGTCTTCGGTGGTTGGCATTCCGGCAAACCAGCGCTCCTATCTTCAGAACGCGCTTAAAAGCCTTCGTGGCGGCGCTGAGCGAGCAGAAGACGACGACTTGATTGAGAAGGCAGTAGAGATTGAGGGTCAGCCCTCGGCGGACAAGTCGCCTCTTATTGGGTCGCTGTACACCCTGCTTTCAGAGACAACTGCATTCTACCTCAAGGCCCACGGCGCTCACTGGAATGTTGTCGGCGATGACTTCCCTTCATTTCACAAGCTTTTTGGAAAGATCTATGAGGACGCTCACGAGTCCCTTGATCCTATTGCGGAGAGTCTCCGCAAGCTAAATTCCCCAGCTCCTGCGGAGTTGAAGGATTTGGCCGGTATGGCCTCTGGTCGTACTGAGGCAGAAAGCTATGAGGCAACCGATCTTGCAAAAGATCTTTACGCCTCAAATGAAAAGTTGATTGAATACATTATGGTTGCGTTTAAGGCTGCCATCGATCTCAATCAGCAGAGCATTGCTAACTTCCTGGCAGAGCGCCAGGGCAAGCACCTTGAGTGGTCTTGGCAGCTTCGTGCGTCCATAGC